GGGTCTGATTGGTTTACATCGAGGTCAACGATTGCCGTGAACACGCCACGGTCAACCACAATACGGTTGGAATCACTATTGCGAACTATCTCAAGTTGCCAATGGTAATAACCCGGTGCGAAATCTGCCGAATCTGCACTTTCGACAGTAAACAAATAATCTTCGCCGCTTGCCGTCCCAGTTAAGGTAATCTCGTTAGCGCCGCCGCCAGTAATCCGTGCAACGTATGTCGCGGTGTATAGATTGTTTGGGTAGTCCGTCCCAAGGTCGGTGCGCTTCCATTGGATGAAGTCGCCGACTACAACAGTCACAGGTTCGGTTGTCGGCGCGTTCGCCGCGTCAAATAGGTTAGCCATGTACCGCCCTCATTAGATGGCTTGCATTGTAATTCTAACGCCATCGGTTTACAAATGCACCACCTCTTTGCACTTTTTTCATTTGAGGCGCAACCTTGTTGACTTGTTCCGACTTATCTAGGTTTGCCATCATCCGATTATGCAGCGCCTTTAGGTTTGCGTTTAGCAAGGTCAGCGCAGCCATTGCGTACACACGAACGTCAAGCGCCTCGTTGCGTGGGCGCACCTTGACAAACTCACGCCGCGCAAAACCTTTGTGATAGCGTGTGGCGATTTTCTCGGCGGTCAACTGCTTAAAGTATTCGTCATCTCGGTCACTAGGAAAGTGGCAATAGCCAGCACCGGGTTCGTTAATACGAAATCGGCTAAACAACAAGTGCTTGGCAGTATCGACGCCAATCGGAAACAAATTCACCTTGCCGATGTTGTTTTTGCTGGGTCTGCCCACCAGCGGTCGCCCGTCTCCGCCAACACCCTTGATGGCAAACACGCGCCTACCCTCACGGGCTTTGCAATACTTGTAAACACTCTGCGTATGGTGACCGCCTGAGTCCACGCAGGTCGCAGTAGCAATCATCTCTGACCCGGATTCATGTTCCCACTTACGCGCCAAGACCACATCCAAATCGTCCCAAACCTTCGGGCTTGATGGGTCACCGTAAATGGTCTGATAATGTATAGACCATGATTCCTCGTCGAGTCCCCAACCCACCACTTCCACTTCAAGGCGGTCATCCTGAACGTCCACCCCAGCCGTCAGAAGCAGCACTTCTCGGGGCAGGGCATCCCAATCCTCGCGGCGTTGGGACAGTTCGTAATCGTCAACTGCCTCGCCTTGTTCTTCCCAAGACTCCCCAAGATAAGTGTTGACCCATACCCGCAAGGTGGCGGGTTGTTTCTTTGCCTCTAAGAAGTCGCGCACGCCATCGGCTAGTGGCGTCCAAGGGCTATACAAGGTCGATAGATGGAATCCAGCCACGCCCTTAAATTCGTTGGTGGCTTTCCATTTGCCATTACGAATTGCACGCAAGCGGTCAGGTTCAGACCATTCAACGCCGCAGTCGTTGCAAACATAGCGCGCCGTCTCGGGCTTATCCTCGTCCCATTTGACGTTTGACCACTTGAGTTGTTGGCTGGCTTCGCAATGTGGGCAAGGCACAAAGAATACGCGCTGGTCTGATTCCTCATAGGCGGTTTCGATGCGACTAGCGCCCTTATTGGTTGGGGTGCTGACCAACATAATCTTGCGATTCCAAAAGGTCGCAGCACGCTTTTTCGCTAGGCTAATCGGGTCGCCCTCGCTGCCAGCCGATACCGGGTAGCGGTCAACCTCATCACATAACACCACCCGGATGGGGCGTGACGCTAGGCTACTGGGCGAGTTAGCGCCGCAAGCAGTAATGTGCCCACCCGGAAACACTTTGTGTAGCGTGGTGTTGCCTGAGTCGCGTGCGCGTGGGTCTTTGACCAACCCTTGAAGCACCGGGGTATCCCGCAGCATAGGCGCAAGGCGGTCTTTACTCCACGTTTGCGCTAGGTCTAGTGTGGGCTGCACGACCAAAATAGGCGACGGGTCTTGACTTATGTGATACGCAATGACGTTATTTAATATCTCAGTTTTGCCCACCTGCGCCGAGGTCATGGCTACCACTTCCCGAACATTGGGTTCGTTTAGGGCGTCCATAATCCCGCGTTGGTACTCAGCACGCGATGTATCCCAAGACCCCGGTTCGGCACTAGCCTCGGGTGATAGGCGTCGATATTCGTCTGCCCAATTGCTAACCAACAGGTCAGGTGGAGGCTTCAGACTCTGAAACGTCCTCGATAGTATCGTCTTCAGCGTCGGATGCCCTGACAGGGTTATGCACATGGATTTCGACATTTTGTAATTCGCTTAATGCTTCGTGTATTTGTTCTTTGAGTGTGGCTTTGACCTCTGCTAGGGTTTCGGCTGCAAATATCTCAGGCGCGGCTTTGCTTGGCAACGATAACATCTTTGCACGCATATTGGCAGTAGCCTCCAGCCATGCGTCTGCAATATCGTCGGCAGGTATTAGCCTCTCTTCCATCTGCGCCTTTTCCATTTCCATAATGTCAGCCTTGGCGCGTACCAATCTCATGCGGTGCGTGGTGTAGTCATTCTCGGGCAAATCGCGCTTTAGGTTGCCCATTCGTAAATACTGAATGTAGGCACGCACCACCGGGACTAACTCGTAGCGCCCACGTTCTACCTTGGGTATCACGCCCTCTTTTGCTAGTTGGTTGACGCGCTGCGGCGTTAGGTCTAGCAGACGGCAGATGGTATCAAGCGGGACGGTTGTTGCCATACGCCTCCATCAAAGAGTTAGCCAAGTCCACCCCCATAATCGCGACCTGTTCGACTCGATATTTGTGTGGGTTTTTGCATTTACTTATTTGAGACTCTGCTTTGTGTTTGTGGACATACATCCATCCCTCTACAGGTGACCCGTCATGGTCAAATACTACAACCCAACGTTTACTCGGTAGAACTTTCATCTTCTTGCCTCTCTAGTTGTGCCTTTTGCCCGGTAAAGTCCTCCCAACGTTTGACAATAACGTCGCAATACTTAGGGTCAAGTTCCATCAGATAGCCAATCCGTCCATTCTTTTCGCACGCCAATAATGTTGTGCCACTTCCACCAAAGCTATCCAAAACAATATCGCCTCCCTTGGTGTTATTAAGCATTTGGTAGGCAAACAACGCAACTGGCTTCATGGTTGGATGTTCACCATTACGTGATGGCTTTTCAAACTCCAAGATGGTTGTTTGTTTTCTATCTGCCGCCCATAAATGCCCAGCGCCATCTTTCCAACCATATAAACATGGTTCATGTTTCCAATGGTAATCCTGCCTTCCCATGACCATTGTTGACTTTTTCCAAATTAAGCATTGACGTATTTTCCAATTGGCATCGTAAGCAGCACCCCTGAAGTTGTAGCCCTCTGAATCGGCGTGCCAAATATAAAAAACCGCACCCGGCTTCATTACGGCATCAGCCGCAACATACGAATCACGCAGGAATTGACGAAATTGGTCATTCTCCATTTTGTCATTTCGTATGGTCAAAGCATCTTTGGTCTTGCCCTCGTATGCCACGTTGTAAGGTGGGTCTGTTAGCCACATATCGACCATCTGACCATTACATAGCCTCTCTAATTCGTCAATACGAGTGGCATCCCCACACATCAGTCGATGCTTGCCAAGTTGATATATATCGCCCGGCTTGGTAACTGGTTCCTCGGGCGTCTCAGGCACGGCGTCCTCATCGGTTAGCCCCTGCACCTCTTCGGCGACCGCAGCCATAATCTTCTCAAGTTCCGCATCCTCAAAGCCTAGCAGGGATATATCGAAATCTTCCTCTTGCAGGTCTTTGATTTCTAGCGCCAGCATCTCGTCATCCCACCCGGTATTTAGCGCCAATTTGTTGTCGGCAATAACGTAAGCGCGTTTCTGCGCCTCGGTCAGATGGGTTAGCCTAATACACGGTACGGCTTTCAAACTTAGCCTACGCGCCGCCATAACCCGACCGTGACCCGCAATGATGGAGTTATCCGCATCCACCAACACGGGATTCGTAAAGCCAAATTCCTTTATTGACGCGGCAATTTGCGCCACCTGTTCGGCAGAATGTGTCCGGGAATTGCGTGCATACGGCAGCAGTTCGTCGGTCGCTATTTCCTCAATTTGCATTGTTGCCCCTTAAATGAAAATCTTTGTTAATACTTTGTCGCTAGGTATTTATCGCGGTCGCGAATAACC